CAGATATGAATTCAGATTCTTGGTTATCAAAAAATGTTAGACCATTAGTACTTATATTTTTAATAGTATGTACTATGTTATTAATTTTTATTGATGCAGGTGCAATTTCATTTACAGTTGAAGAAAAATGGACAGACCTACTTCAACTTGTTCTTATCACAGTTATTGGTGCTTATTTTGGTGGAAGATCTATAGAAAAAGTTAGAAAAAAATAATTTAATTTACTTGTTTTTTTGATAAAATTTTCTTATATTAGAGTATAACATGGCAGTAAAAAAATCACTTAAAGAAATTATACGCGATGAATATAAGAAATGTTCTCAAGATCCAGTACACTTCATGAGAAAATACTGTATCATTCAACATCCTACTAAAGGTAAGATGTATTTTAATTTATATCCATTTCAAGAAGATTCATTAAGACGTATATCAGAAAACAGATATTCTGTTATTTTAAAATCTAGACAGTTAGGTATTTCAACTTTAACTGCAGGATATTCATTATGGAAAATGTTATTTAAAACAGATTATAATGTTTTGGTAATTGCAACAAAACAAGATGTAGCCAAAAATTTAGTTACAAAAGTAAGAGTAATGCATGATAACTTACCACCTTGGCTTAAAGGAAGAACATTAGAAGATAACAAATTAAGTTTAAGATTTAAAAATGGATCGCAAATCA